TGCATATTAGCATAAATAACATCTTGCGAATTATTATTACGACCTTCAAAGTCAATTCTTCCTACAACATCATCATCAGCTGGTGAGCCAGAGTTTCTATATAATCTAAGGTTTGGTCCACTATTAGCATCAGCATCAGTTGATACTAAACTTAATGTGTCTGAATTATCAGCTGTTTTAATTTGAGCATCACCCACAACATCTAGAGTATGTGATGGAGAAGCAGTTCCGATTCCCCATTTTTCAGTACCTAAAACTCCTTTAAGAGTATTATCTGAATAAATTCTTATTACATCACCTTGGTCAGATGTTCTTACAGCATCAAAAGGATGACCACCACTTTTTGTACCTCTAATAAATCCATCACCTCTTATTTCAGAACCAACTGTTGTTCTAGCAGTATTAGTTTTTCCAACAAGTAGCCGACCTGAAGTGTCAAGACGCATACCTTCTGCTAGATTTTGTAAAAAAGTTAAATCTCCTGAAGATGTAGAACCTAATGCACCACCATTTGTAGCATTACTTCCTTTAAGTCTTAAAACAGTATTGTTATTTGTGCTTTTAAAAGCTGCAACAACACCTGTTCCTTGAACATCTAAAAGTGATGCAGGAGAAGTTGTACCTATTCCAACTTGCTCTGATGAATTAATAGTTATAGCAACAGAAGTTGCATTGTCATCTATACCTGCTGAAGTAAAACCAGTAACTGTACCTGCGATAGCTAATGTGGCTCCACTAGGTATAGTAAAGGTGTCACCGCTATCACCTAATGTAATAGCAGTGCCGGATCTTGGACTGATTTTATTTACTTTTACTTCACTCATTTAGATTCAGCTTTAGCCTCTTCTTCCTTCATTTCTTCAGGTAGATGTTCTTTTAAAATATCTAAATAATGTTTTGACAAGATATCATTATGGTTAAATTTTAACTTTAACTGATTTTGATCTTGACTAATTACTTGGATATTATTTAACGCAACTTTACCTTCATCAGAAAGTTTAGTTTCGTCATATTTTTTGTCGTCTATAGTTATCATATTTTCTCCTTAAAATTACTATATATTATCTTGTGTCAATTTAAAAGCTTCATAAGCATCTTTGATTGCTTGTGTCCAAACTGCGTTACATACTGCTTGAACTTCTGAATGTTCTGCTGATATGTCTGCGTCTGGCATCAAAGCATGTCTATGATACTTTCTTGATAATTCAGTCCCATCTTCCATAACTACAGTATCTGTTCTTACTTGAACTGATTTGTATTGTCCGACCACTTCGATTTTACCAATCTGTGTCTCTTTAGTTATTGCCATGTTGTTACTCCATTGTTGTTGTTGTTAAAATTAACTATCTGTTAAATATTGACCTACCATTTGAAATACATTGTCAGTACCACCAGTTCCTAAATCAGTAACATTTAACACAATATCATTCGCTGTTGAGCCAGTATTATAATATAAAAATATTTTAGTACCTGATGCTGTTCCGTAAGCTGGACCATCTCCAGCAAAAAAAGCTCTATTAATTACAGTACCTCCACCATTAGAAACAGTACCTCCATTAGGTGTAAATGGTAATCCTCCAATTGCTACACCACCAGAAGCAGTACCTACTGTTATTGCGTTAGTTTGAATGTAAAAAGTAAAAGTAACTACGTTTCCAATTTTTGTGTAGTCACCAACTGTTGCATTAGCATAAGTTACAGAAGTAAATGAACCAGAATCTGGCACATAAGTTGGTGTCCAAGTTCCTTCTTCGTAATCGTCTAATTTGTTTGCTGTGCCTGTGCCACCAACATATAGACCACCACCAAGATACAAATTATTAAATCTACTTGTAGCTCCACCTAAAGTACATTCAATATTAGTTGATGCTCCTGCAGTATTTACTGGAATGATTGCACCATTACCAAAACGCAAACCTTCATGTCCACTTGTTGTACTTTGAATTGTTAAATCTCCACCAATAGCACTAATACTACCAACTTCACTTGTATCTTTAAAAAATCTTAATATTTTACCATCGCTACCAGTTCTATTTAAAATCATTATATCATCATTAGCAACTGTAGCTACTATTTGACCACCTGAACCAAATTTTGAACCTGGAACTGAATTAGTTGTTGATGTTTTTCCTACTAATAAATTTCCAGACGCATCAATCCTAGCTCTCTCTGCACCAGCAGTTACAAAATTAAGTGCGTTAGTTGTTGGTCTACTTATTCCTGTATCAGTGTCGGCTGTAAAAGAAAAAGTTGGAGCAGAAACTGCGCCACCTATTCCTTGAATTTGTCCAGCTGCAGTAATAAAGGCATTTATTGTAGTTGCATTTCTAAATCTAAAATCACCAGTACTACCATTTGCTCCACCATACATAGTTAAGTTAGAGCCAACATTACCTGCATTACCACCACCAAAAGCTAATAAACTATTATTAACTGTGTTAAAAAAACCACCACTTGCAGATGCAACTCCAGTAACTGTTGCACCAGTAGCTGTTGTTTCAAATTTCTTTGCGTTGTCATAATAAAGTTCAACAGCATTATCAGTTTTAAATCTAGCAAGGTATTCTGAATTACCTTTTTGCAATTCAATTCCTGCTCCATTTGATTTAATTGTTAGATTACCAGTTCCTTCATCTGCAATAAAACTATGACTTCCATCGTGATAAATTTGTAAATCTGAACCAGCACCAAAGAGAGCTTTCTTACTATCTCCTAATAAAATATCTTCTGTAAATGTAACGTCTTCAGCACTTGAAATTGTAATAGCTGTAGAAGTTGCATTATCATCTATTCCAGCAGAAGTAAAACCAGATACTGTAGCACCAGCAGGTACAGTAATAGTATCTCCCGAAGCGCCGATAGTAATTACATTACCTGATTCATTGATAATATTATTACCTGCTTGGTCCTGGATTGTATCTACTTTTAATATACTACTCATTAATTATTTTCCATTGTTGTTAATTCATTACTATTCCACCTAAATTAATAGACGCATCTTGATGATGAGCTATGTAATCAAGTTCTATAAACATTCCACTATCTCCTGAGTGTGTGTAATCAGTATTAAATGCTAGTACCATATTCATTGAACTTATTGAAGCACCAGTACAAGTTCCTAGAGTTTGAAGAACTGTTAAATTATTCAAGTTATTTGTGTGTCCAACAGCAAATTTACACTCAAAGGCTTTTGGGTCTCTAGTATTACTTTCACACGATAAACCTCTTACATGAACATAAGTTTTAGAATTAATATTATTTTGAGCTATAAAAGGAATAATTAATTGAGTACCTGCTGAAACTGCTGGAATAGCTCTTATATATTTAATTGAAGATAAAGCTCCACTACCAACTGTTGCTGACATATAAGTTCTAATAGCATGACCATTACTATCTTGTCTTACATTTAAGTGTGCATTTTGTGTAACATTAGATGAAGCAATAGAAACTGCTCCACCTGCTGCGATACGCATTTTTTCTGCACCAGATTGCATTGAAAATTTAATAGCACCACTTGAATTATCATTCATAATACTCATTCCAGCAGTATTAGAATATAAAGCCATTTGTCCAGCACCAAGAGAACCATAAGCACCTTGACCTGAACCATACATTAATATTTTTCCTTGACTACCAGAGTTATTAATAGCACCTACTGATGCTGCTGTAGCTGAACCTGTACTTTTAGCTATTGCATTTGTTGTTCCACTTCCTTCTACATGAAGTTTTTCACTTGGAGATGTAGTTCCGATACCAATATTTCCATTTGAGTTGATACGCATTCTCTCACTAGAAGAAGTTGTAAAAGTTAATGGTGGGTAAGAGCCACTTCTAGCATTAGCTTCTAAATCTACAACACCATTTGCAGCATTTGTTGTAATCTCAAAAAATGTTCCTGCATTACCATCATACATAAATAAACCAGTATCTGTACTTCCATTACCACTAACTGTAAGTCTACTTGAGTAAGCAGGACTACTATCTCCAATAAATACATCACCAGCTGATGTGATACGCATACGTTCTGAATTATTAGTTCCCAAAATTAAATTTGCATTATTCTGGTTTCTTATAAATGCGTCTCCACCATTACCAGTTTTTATAATAGTTAAATTGTCAGTACCAGAACCATCTCCACCATCAGCATCAAGAGAAAGTAAAACACTTCTTGAACCTGCAGTTGCACTATTAGATGCTGTAACTAAAAATCCTGCATTATAACTTGCTGTAGGAGAAGCAGTTGCTACTTTTAATTGTGGTTGTGTGCCAGATTTAACATCTAAAGCACCAGTCGGTGATGTATTTCCAATTCCAACTCGTTCTGAGCTATCAATAGTCATAGCTAACGCATTTGAATTATCGTCAATACCAGTTGACCTAAATGAAGTTATTGTACCTAATGAAGTAATTGTTGGTTGAGCTGCTTCAATATTAATAGTTACTGCTCCTGTACTTCCACCACCCGATAAACCTGTTCCAGCGACTACTGAACTAATATCTCCAGGTAAAGATGAGCCATTATTTAGTAATGTTCCAACTAAATTTACAGTATCACCAGACGCACCAATAGTAATCGTTGTGCCTGTTTGTGGTTCTATTGCATTTACTTCTAATTTACTCATTATACAATTACCAATGTTCCTGTTACCGTTACTGTTTCTGTAAAAGTTATTGGACCTGCGAGAACTGCACTTTCAATTGTTAAAATATTATCTATAGTTTCAGCATGTGTATATATCTCCTGAGAACCAGGGTTATTTCCTATATATATTCCACTTGGATACGCATCACTCATAATTAATTCCTTTTTTATTAAGCACTAATTGCATCGACAACACTAACATATACATGAGCGCCACTTGAAGCACTAGCTATTACTTTTAATACGTCAGAACTTTGCATTACAAATTTAGATCCACCTTGTATAAGTTCGACTGAACTTGCTGGTGGGATACTTAAATCTTTTACTATATATCTTGTAGCCGAACCGCCGACAGAAATCCAAACAGATACTGTAATTGCACTAGTTATTATATTTGCAATTCTAATTCCTATAACTGCATCATTAGAATTTGATGTAAATACTGTTGCTTCACTTGTAGTTGCTATTGCTGCATGTCGTGTAAAATTTTGTGCCATAATTATTCCTTATACTATAATGCTATTGCCATTGCAACGGCAAACCCTGGGGTTGCTAATGTTGGTACTGGGTTATCTGAAGCGTCTAAATAAACTGCTTTACTTGCTGGTAATGTACAGAATACATCTTTAGTTCCTGAAGTAAAATTAACAGCGTTGTCTGAATTAGAACTGGAGATAACTTCAGTTCTGGTTAATGTAGTACTATTAGCATTTAATGTACCACGACCAACTTCAAATTCAGCTGTTCCACCATTAAATATTCCATAATAAGTTTCATTACTATTTCCTATTCCTTGAGCAAATGTTTCAAAACCAGTTACTGTACCTGAAAGTGAAAATGCAACTGTACCAGTAGTTGTACTTGTTTGTTTTACTCTGTCATTTAAAACTAAAGCCATTTATATCCTTATGCCATACTTATAATTGCATTAGCGGGTGTTGATGGATTGGGGAATGCAATTGTAAACGTACCATTAGTAGCAGTTTTATTTCCTCCAAAATCTAACACAACACATAAAAATTTTGTACTATTACTATCATTATAAATTGCTGCAAAAGCTGCAGTGAATGTAGCACTAGCTAATGATGAATCCGTAAAATCAACAGATGCTACTGCAGTACCACTTGCTACTGCTTGACCCGCTAAAACTTTTCCACCTACTGTATATCCAGTATTAGAACCACTTACTTCTTGTGCAGTTAAATAAACTGTGCTTGAAGTACTATATGGATTTCCTGTATACATAGGTATTTTAAATGAGTTTCCTCCATTGCCAAAATTATGTGTGCCTTTAAAAAGTTCTCCCCTAAATGAGAACGGTATTATATTTGCCATGTTTTTATCTCCTTAATTAATTAATAACTTGATGGTGATTTAGATTTTAATTGTTGACGAATCATGCCATCTTCGTATTCGTCTCTGCGTCTGTAACCAATTTGTTCAGTTGCATACGTGGTAAGAGCATTTTGATATTGCCCTTGATAATATTGTATCATATCCTGCGGACCTTTCAAGTACCCATATGTATTTACTAAACATGAGTATAAAAGCACATCTTGGTATTTATTAGATAAATAAGTACCATTTGTAGCTGCAGGAGCAGTTGCCGGGTTTACTGTATCTGTTAAACTAATATCTTCTTTATTATAAGCTAAAGTAATTGCATATGATTTATCTGGAGTAGGTGCTAAAACCCAAAAAGTTTCATCCCAATTACCATAGTATTTAGGAATATCTACTGCTGAAGTTCCAGGTGTTGAATAATATTCTGCCATAAAACTAGGATCTCTTTGTTCTAAATAAAATTGTTCGTTATTAGAATTTGTAAGTTGAACATAATTTATAGATCTTAAATCATCAGGAATAGTTACATATCTATTTCCAGGTATTGCTTGAGAAGTTGCATAAAAAGCATTTTGATCTGTAGGCACTGCTCTTAAAATTGTATTTTCAGAATTTTTAATAATAGTACTTAAAACAGCATCTGTTAAAACAGTACTATCTACCTCTGTATATGATCTTATATCTGATTGTAAATTTGCTAAAGTATATGTCATATTATATTGCTTTCAATGTTACAGGACCTGCTGAACAATTGTTACTACCACCTTTTACACCAGATGTAGATCCATTACTAGCGCTTTGAAAATAAAAATAATTAATAGGATTTGTTAATACATCCGTTGTTGTTGCACCCGATACTGTTCCGTTTGCTGCAATTCTACCTAGTTGAATTGTAAAACCTGCCACATTATCTATATCTGAAACTGCTGCTATAGTTGGAATAGGTGCAAATGATTGTAGGTTGGGTGTATCTGCTCCACCTGTTCCTGCAGCTATAACTTGTGGTGATCCTCTTAATCTAACTTTACTTCCTGCTAATCTTTGATGATCAACTGAATATACATTAACAAAAGTATTACCGCCTGAAATAATAATTT